GATTTTGATGTAGACGGTATTGCAACAATTAACTGGTCTGGTTTTGCTGCAAGTATTACAGATATGCAGTCAGCAGGAAATGTACTTTCAAATACTACAGCATTTGGTTCCCAAGCAGGAACAGCTGGACAAGTTCATCTAAAATCAGATGCTGATATGCTGTTTTCTTTATTTACTTCTACGGGTACAGGTACTGGAGCAACCGCACAAGATGCTGGTGTAGACTCAACTGCTAACTTTATTCGAAACCGATTGACTCAGTGTATTGTATCAACTACAGATACTGCTGTTGCATTCCCTTCAGGAGATTATAACCTTACACTTACGGGAGGAAATGTAACTATTTCAAATAATATTACATATCTCGTTCCCGAAGAATTAGGTAACGTAAACCTTCCAATCGAAGGCGTAACAGGTGGTCGAACTGTAACAGGTAACTTTACTTGTTACTTGACTCTTGATACTGCTGGTGCAGATAGAGGTTCTTCTGTAGACCTGTTTAATGATATGACTACTGCTGGGCAAGGTTTGGATAAAGTTGTAAACGATTTCCAAGTTACTTTCCAGATTGGCGGATCAAGTGCAGGCGACCCTCGTTTGTATATTAATATGCCGAAAGTTCATATTGATGTACCAGTTCACTCAGTTGAAGATGTTATTTCTGTTGAAACTGGATTTGGTGCATATACGAATGACTTCGATAAAGCAGATGAGTTTGTTCTTACTTACTTTGGTGATACTGCCACAGCTAACGAGCAAACGTACTAATATTATTGAATACTTTTTAATTAACCCGCTTCGGCGGGTTTTTTATTTCCAGGTGTTAAAAATAATTCTTGACATTTTTCCTGCGCTTCGATATAATATGTGTTATAAATCAATAACAACTTTTAAAAAAGGAACCAGATATGCCCGATAAAAAAGAAACTGTATCCCTTGCGAGTCTTATGACTCCAAGTAAAACAGTAACCTTAGAATTTCCAGGTTATCCAGACATGACAGTTGATGTCTGTTACTTAGCCCGGGAAGAGCTATTAAAGCTACGAAAAAAGTGTGTAAGTACAAAGTTTAATAGAAAGACTCGTCAACCTGAAGAAAATTTAGACGAAGATAAGTTCTTAACGGAGTACTGTAATGCAGTAATCAAAGGGTGGAAAGGTCTTAAATTTCGATACTTAGAAGAGCTTCTTTTGGTCGATATTTCTGAGCTTGATCCTAATGATAGTTTGCCCTTTACGCAAGAAAATGCCGAACTTTTGATGAAAAATTCAAATGATTTCGACACTTGGATTACCGAAGTAGTAGGTGATCTCGAAAATTTTACCAGCAACAAGTAGGCGAAATAAATCGCCTACTTGAGCGATATGTAATAGAGCAAGCTTCTCCCGTTGATGTTGATAAGTATTTACTTATTTGCGAACAGCTAGGACAAGAACCAGACCCTGACAAAATGCCGCTCGAGCCCTCTAGTTTTCCTGCAGAGGTTCAAGTGGCATTTTTTATATATGGACTCCTTAGTGATAACTGGGAAGGAATGTCAGGAACTTACCTAGGCAAACACTGGGACTCCTTAGAGTATATTTTTGAGCTGCACGAAGTAGATAATAGAAAAGAAGTTTTTCTTTTTATGAAACTGTACGAAAGTCAAATTATTAAGTACAGAATGGAAACGCAAGAGAGAAAACGTAAAGCAGAAGAGCGCAAAGCTAAGTCTGCAGGAGGTGGAAAAAACTACACCCATAATGTGCGTGGCTAATGGCAAAAAATAAAGTTTATATTGACGTAGTTGTAGATGACAAAGGCACTACACAACGCGTAGCTGTAAATGCGAAAAAGCTAGGATTAGCTCTGGATGAAACCGCTGTATCTGCACAAACCGCAGATCGCAGAATGAAGGGCGCCTCTCAGCAATCTGCAAATGGAACCAAAAACTTTTCAAAAATGGCACAAGGTATCTCTGGAGGTCTTGTGCCGGCCTATGCAACTCTTGCAGCTCAAGTCTTTGCGGTTAGTGCTGCTTTTCAGTTTTTAAAATCTGCTAGTGAAGTACGAAATCTAATTGCTGGTCAAGAAGCTTTAGGTGCTGCGACTGGTGTTGCGTATAAAACCATAACAAATTCAATAAAAGAAGCAACAGATGGTCAAATTGGCTATGCAGAGGCTGCGAGAGCGGCTGCCATTGGTACAGCAGCAGGTCTTAGTCCTTCTCAACTTGATGCACTTGGAAACGCTGCTAAAAATGCTTCTTTTGCTCTTGGAAGAGATTTAACAGACTCTTTTAATCGTCTTGTAAGGGGTGTAACAAAAGCAGAACCAGAACTTCTCGACGAACTTGGTATTGTATTAAGGCTTAAAGATGCCACAGAGCAATATGCAGATGCAATAAATAAACCTGTGGACGAACTTACACAGTTTGAAAGAACCCAAGCAGTCGCAAATGATGTATTAACACAAGCAGAGAAAAAGTTTGGAGCGATTCAAAAAATAATGGATCCCAGCGCTGCTTCTTTAAATAAATTTTTAGTAAGTTTTGAAAGTCTTATTAATACTATAAAAGAAGGAATTGCAGGCGGTCTTGCTCCTGTATTCGAATTTTTAAGTGAAAGAACTTTAAGTCTTACAGCCGCTCTAGGGTTATTTGCAATTCCAATTGTTCGATCTATCTTACCAAGTTTTTCAGACTGGGGCGAAACAGCGCAAAAGAATTTCGATATGCAGTCGGATAAGCTCAAAGCTCTCGATAAAGATTACGATAAAATTCGTTCCACAATTAAGAATTTAGGGGCAGATAGAGATCAAGTACTTAAAGGGAATGAAGAATTCAATAGAGGTCTCGCAAAATCAGCAGGAATAGATACATCTTCCGCAAAGTCTACAGGTAAAGGTGGAGTTGATTTTTTATTTGGTGGTGCAGTATCAAGAGAGTCTCAGAAAAATGCAGAGATGATGCTTTCAAGGGCTCAAGCTCAGATAGATAAGCATGGCCAAATCGTAAACTCTAAGTTAAAAGGCATGAACCAGCAACAGCTAAATGATCTTAAAAAATCTTATGCTGAAAGAGCTATGGTTCTTAAAAAGTTTGAAAGACAACATGCTACTACTTATGAAAAAGCTACACTTCATGTAAAAACTTATGTAATAAAATCAAAAGCTGCAATTGCAAGTTTACAAAAGTTTACCGCAAAAGCTTCTGGAAGAATAGCAGGAGCACTTTCTACAGCATTCAATATCGCGGGTTGGATAGGAATTATATTACTGGCAGTAGACGGAATCAAAGCTCTTATTGATGTTTTCTTTCCTTTAGAAGAATCCGTAAAACAAGCAAACGAAGCTATTGAAGACTTTACAGATAAAAGCAAAACTTTAAATGAAGAACTAGATAAAACTGCCAAAACTGTTTTAGATATTGAGCTTTTAAGTGTGACAGAGCAAGTAGAAGCTATTGGTAAAGCTTTTCAGTCTGCGGATTTAAATGCAAAGTTTAAAGCTTTTGAAGCTCTTGATCCAAGCAACAGTAATTTTCCAGAAGCCGAGCAAGCATTTCGTGGCACGTTAAATGCTTTATCTGACTTGAACCCCGAGTTTAAGGAGCTGGCAAGTAGCTTAGATTTAAAAAATATAACTGAAGATGCAAAAAATAGTATGCTTGAATTAGCAAACTCTATAATGAATACAGGAGCCTCTATAGCTAATTTTAGACAATTAAATAGAGAGATGTTTGAAGAATTAGAGAGGCTCGCAGGAACTAATAAAAAATCATTAGATCCTACTGTAATGTTAAGAGAGAATATAACAAAACAAGTAAAGGAGGGCGAGCTTGCATTAGCTGGAGTCCAAGCACAAATAACAGAGATAGGAAATCGTACTAGTCAGGCCACAAAAGATGCACAAGCAAATTTAGATGATCTACAGGCTAAAAACGTAGATCGATTTACAACAGGAGCTTTTGGGGGAACAGCATCTTCCAGAGCAGCAGAAAAAGAGCGTCAATTAGCAGAAGCACGAGCCGCTCTTGCAAAAGCAGAGGCAGCAGACACCGCAGAAAATGCTAAACAGTTGGAAGAGGCTCAAGCACAAGCTGAAAAATTATCACAAGAATATGCATTTACTCTTGATATACAAGAAGAAATGAATAAAAGATCAGAGAAATTTAATACTATTCAAGAAACTATTAATTCAAATATTCAAAAAGAAAGCCAGCTTCGAACAAACGGACTAACAATAGATGAAAAACTACAAAATGTAGAAGCAGATAGGCTTCTTCAGTCAAATAAGCTACTTGAATCAAATAGACAGTTACTTGTAGCAGAATTAGAACACTCTGCCGCAACAAAAGAAGGGGCAAATGCAACAGCCGAACAACAAGCTAGAGCAATAGAAAATTTAGCAATTGCTAGATCAAATAATGCCGCAGCTGTTAAGGCAAATGAACTTCAAGAAGAGCTTAATTTAAGAAAAGAAAGACAATTACAGCTAGAAAAAATGCTGCTAAATACAGGCACTATTCCAGCTTTAAATACTCGACTAGAGAATACAAAAAAATTAGGAAATATTCAAGAGCAAATTCAGTTAGCAACAACAGTTGCAGAAGAAGCTCGCCTTAAAAATCAAGCGAAATTTTTAGGCATGGAAATGAATATAAACAAACAAAAATTGGAGCAAGTGCAGAGACAGTACGAAATAACTCAAATGGAAGAAGGTCCTAATAGAACAGCAGCCCAAGCTCTTTTAAATATACAAATAGAACAAACAAAGCAACTTGAGCGACAGTTACAGCTTCTTAAAAATCAAGGAGCAGAATTAGCTTTGGCAGGGCTAGATAGAGAGACAGACAGACTAAGAGGTGAAGTGCAAGATTTTAGCTTTAGTCCTGTTCAACGACGATTTAATCAAGAGCGCCGACGTATAGAAAATGAAAATGGCCCAATGGATCAAGAGCAGCTAAATAGACTAAAAGATGCGGTATTAGCGCAACAAGCTTTAAATTTTGAGTTAGAGTCTATGGATGCTTTATATAATACAATAAGTAATTCAATGACTCAAGCTCTTACTGGTCTTATTTCTGGAACAATGTCAGTAAAAGAAGCATTTGCTCAAATGGCAAAAGCAATAATACAGCAGTTAATTCAAATTATTGCTCAAATGATTGTAATGAGAATACTAATGTCGGCCTTTGGTATGGGTGGTGGTAGTGCTACATTTGCAGATGGAACTTCTTTTTCTAGTTTACAGACTCCTACTGGTATACCTTTTGGCCCTGCCGGAGGCGCTAGATATGGCGGAATAATGACTCCAAAAGGCTATGCTGCTGGTGGAATTGCTACAGGAAGGGATGGGGGATATCCAGCAGTATTGCACGGCACGGAAGCAGTAGTTCCTCTTCCTAATAATCGTTCCATACCCGTAGAGCTTGGTGGAAATGCGGGGAGCACAAATAATGTAACTGTAAATGTAAATGTTGATAATGAAGGAAGGGCAACTCAAACTTCAGAAGCCGATGGTATGGCCGGTGCAAATCTTGGAAAAGCAATTGCAAATGCAGTTCAACAAGAACTTTTGAATCAAAAACGTGCAGGCGGAATTCTTAGTCCGTATGGAGTAGCATAATGGCACGCGCTTTTAGTGTTACAATCAATAGAGATGATGTTCTTAGTACTCTAACTACAAAGTTTCCCTCTTCTGCAACTGAAGAGGATTATTTAGATATTTTAAATGAAATTTATACGGATTTTAATGCAATTGTAAGTGTGGATACTGTAGGTGCCGCTGATGTCAGTCGAGCTGAAGGAACTTATTCAAATGTTGCTTTTACAGGCGGTTCTGGTACAGGGGCAAGTTTTAATGTTACTATAGATGGAAGTGGGGCAGCCTCTATAACGCTAGTTAAAGGAGGAAAAGGCTACGCCGTCAATGATACTATAACTATAGCCGATACTGAACTAGGAAGTGGAGGAGCGGTCCCTTTAACCTTTGATGTTGCTGTTATTGCCACAAATCCTTCAAAAGAATTGAATTTTAATAGAAATACAAATAGAACCTCCACACATAGAACTCTTACTGCAAAATTTGGAGATGGATACGAACAAAGAGTTTTAGACGGAATAAATACAAAAAATGAAACTTTAAGTGCTCTTTTTTCGAATCGTGTTTGGCAAGAGATAGAGATTATCTCCGCTTTTTTAGATGCAAAAGCAGGAAGATCTTTTAATATAGTTTTACAGAGAGAAACATTGAAAGTTGTTTGCGAAAACTATAATGTTACTTATACTCAGCCAAATGTTCATACCCTTAGTGCAAACCTTAAACGAGTATACGAACCGTGACAGATATAATTGATACAGTACAGCTTCTTGATACGGGGGAAGCCTTAGTTCAACTTTTTGATATTACTTTGCCAAATTATGAAGATAATGAGGAGGCAGGTAACTATCATTTATTTAATGCAGAACAAGACGGACCCACTCAAGTATCCTTTAATCAAGTAGAGTATTTAGCAATTCCTATTCAAATAACTGGAATAGAAATAGCTTCTTCAGGTGCAATTGCTCGTCCTACTCTTACAATTGCAAATATTCCAAGTTTGACAGGGGGTGTATCAAATTCAGAAACTACACTTGATTTAATAAGAAGAGGCGGTATAAGTATAGGTATTTCTGGAGCGACTCAAGCAGATCCAGTTGTAATTACAACAAGTGAAGATCATACCTTAATCACGGGAGATAAAATAGAAATAACTGGTATCGGAGGAATGACCGAGTTAAATAATAAAACTTTTTACGTTAATAGATTAAGTACCACTACAGCAGAATTGTTTACTACAAGTGATTTAAGCACTTCCGAAGATGGAACATCTCATACGGGATATACTAGTGGAGGCACTTTAACAACTCAAGGGGGCCCTTTAGATGTTAATTTTGAAAGAAACGAAGATCTAATTGGTACAAAAATAGTTTATCGCCAAACTTTTGCTTCAAAATTAAATAAGGCTGGCACTTCAGAAACAGAGTTTCCTCCTCAAACATACTATGTAGACAGAATTGCATCGGAAAATAATATATTTGTAGTTTTTGAGCTTGCATCTCCTCTTGATCTGGAAAAAGCAAGAATTCCCGCAAGGGAGGTGATAGGGCAATATTGCGCTTGGAGATACCAAGGAGTAATAGAAGGTTACGGAGGAGGATGTTTATGGAGCTACAATGGAGATCAGCATCGATTTTTTCGAGACGATGATACTGCTTTACCAGATATAAGCACAATTACTGCATGGGCAACCGGAACTTCTTATAATGCTGGTACTTTAGTAAAAACTGTAGATGTTACTACAGGACAAATACAAATATGGGAAGCGGTTTTTGCAAACTCTGGAAAAGACCCCTTATACTTTAGAAAATACTGGAAACGTGCTGATCTTTGTGGAAAAACTTTAAATTCTTGTAAAATTCGGTTCCAAGGATATAGTAAAGTAGTTTCTTCTATAGCAGCATCAGATACTGATGCTGTAATTACTTTTGCTGCCGAAACCCCCTTTTCAGTCGGAGATTCTGTAAGAGTCGTATTTAATCCTAGCAGTCATGCGTTTGCGAGTGATTTCGGAGAATCTTATCATACTATCTCAGCGGTAGATAATAGTAACCCTTATACAATTACCGTACCTGTAGATATTAGTGGTACTGATGGATCGGCAACCTATACGGCATATGTAGATAAAGCTTTAGATCAAAGATACTATCTTCCCTTTGGAGGATTCCCGGGTTCGAGAAAGTTCCGATGATAGAAGAAATACAAAAGCATTTTGAAAAAGAATATCCTCGAGAAGGGTGCGGAATAATTGGTATAGTAAAGGGTAAAAAACGATGGTTTCCTTGTGAAAATGTTGCACTAGATGAAGATAATTTTATTTTATCTTCTTCCGATTATTTAAGTATAAAAAGAAAAGCAGATATTTTTGCAATTGTACATAGTCATCCTGATGCTTCTAGTGAGGCTTCTCAGCATGACATAGATTCTTGTAATGCTTTGGGAATTCCTTATTACATATTTAGTTATCCTGAAATGGATTTAAATATTGTAGAGCCTACTAAAAGAGCTTATCCGTTAATAGGCAGAGAGTATAAATTTGGAATAAAAGACTGCTTCGAAGCTATGAGAGACTATCTAGAAACTAAAAATATAACCATACCTCCTAGAATTCTTTTTGAAGATAACTGGTGGGATCGAAATTTAAATTATTTTTCTACAGAAGTTATAGAAAAGTGGGGTGGAAAAGAGATACCTCTGCCAGATATGAAACCAAATGATGTTCTTATTTTTAAAATGAGGCATAGTGTTCCTGACCACTGCGGCGTATACTTGGGAAATGATATTTTCTTTCATCATGCAGAAAATAGGCTTTCTTGCAGAGAAAATCTATATCCGTTTTGGGCAGAGCACTTAGTAGGAGCATATAGATATGTTGCGTAAAGTATACTTAGAAGGAGAAATCGCAGATAAATTTGGTTCCGAATTTGATATGGATGTTTCTAATTTTGGAGAAGCTATTCAATGTTTTGAGACTAATTTTAATAATTTTCGTAACTATTTAATAGAGTGCCAAGAAAAAGGTATTGGATTCGTTTGTTCAGTTGAAGGAAAACCTATAGAAGAAGATCATGAAATGCTTTTTAACTATCCTGAAGGATCTTTTACCTTACAAGCTGTTCCTATGGGCTCAAAAAGAGCTTTAGGAAAAATTATTGCAGCTATAATAATAATTTATATATCGGTTCAATTAGGTCCTGGATTTGGGGAATCATTAACTGCAATTATGCAAGGAACTGCTACAGCGGCTAATTATTTAACAGTAGCGGGTGTTTTTGTAGGTTTAAATTTAGGAATGATGGGAGTACAACAACTTCTTGCACCCGATCCTTCTGTAGACTTAGATAATCAACAAGACAATAGTTATCTTTTTCAAGGAGCAGGCCAAAATATAATAGAAGGAGAGCCTGTCCCAATATTATACGGAAAATTACGAATCCCTGGAAGGCCCATATCTTTTGAAATTAAAAATGAAAATAGAAGCTTCACAGACTATATACAACCAGGCTTAGATTTTGTAGTTCCAGATGATTCTGGAGGAAATAGTTCTAATGGAGGAAGTGACCAGCCTTCGGAAGATCACGGACCAACTCAAAAGTTTAAAGAGAAGTAGGAATATAGAATGACAACAGGATCTACAAAACAATATATTGGAGTAATTGATATGCTCTGCGAAGGCCCTATTCAGGGCTTAGTAGATGGCAGTAAAACTTCTGTGTACGTTAATGACGTACCTTTTGAAACCTCGGATGTAGTCGGGTCTTTAACAACATCTTCAGGAACTACACTAGGTTTTGCCACGCTTGACTGTACAGCAAATAGTACTAGCATTACGGATGTGCAAGGGTTATCTATTAAAGAAGAGGATGTCGGAAAATTTATAATTGCAAATGTAAGAAGCTGTCCAGTAAGCGTAACTTTTTCTTATGCTCAAATGATAGGAACTCTTGTTACATTAACCGGTACAGATGCAAATAACAAGTTAACAAGTGATTTTACTTCTAGTAATGATAATACTTCTTTTGTTAGAATAACAAATTCTACTGGATTTAGTATTGAAAGAGACATTAATGTTTACAACACTGCTGGAAACGGTTCAGCAATTATAGATACTCCTGGTACAGCTACTTTTCAATTTTGGGATACGAGTGATTCATACACAGTAACTCTAGTAAGAGCCAGAAAAATAGCAAGCGTTGATGAAGCAAATAATACTTGTACTATTGAAAGTGTATTTGATAGTAGTATTTCATTAAATAATGCTGAATTTTATATTCAAGATGAGAGAGCTCAAAATTCTGATTCTTTTGCAGCTAACTCTGTTAGTGTTGTATCTAAGGTGGATAATTCTACTGTTCAATTCAGGACTGGAGAACTTTATCAAAATCCAGTTACTTCTGTTTATAGTCTTTCCGGAGGAGTAAGTATTACCGGATCAGGTGCCGGAGTTGAACTTCTGCAGTCAAATGATTCTACTAGTCCGGATACAGAGAATTATGGTTTTGTTAGTTATGATATTACTGGTTATCCTACAGGCCAATCTTTTGCTAAAAACTCAGGCCCCGCTCTTGTTATTCCAAGTAGTGGAGGAACTGGGCCTAATTTTAATTTAACAACTGCTCAAAGAAGCCAAGTCGACGAGATTAATATCAGAATAAATTATGGTACCTTGATAACCTATGATAATACTTCCGGTGATAAGTCAAATGCAGCAGGAATTTATGTATTTCAAATAGCTTTAAATAGAAATGGCAGCTGGAGTGCATATAATACTTTATTTAGTCAATATGGTGGAAAGATTGTTCATAGTGCTAGAACTACTGCGCCAGTAAGCTTTGGACATACTATAGGATTAACTCGTTTTAAGCCCTTTGATGACTTTAGAATTCGTGTAATTCGTCTCACTCGTCCGGAAGGGTTGCCTGTTTGGACAGATGGAAGTAATGGAGGCAAAACTAATAAAGATGACTGGACTTGCAAAGCTAATTCATCAATATCTGGATCAGATTTAACTGCTACTATTAAAGATAATTTATCTTATCCATATACTGCGCATGCAGCAGTTAGTTTTTCTTCTAAATCTTATTCGTCTTTACCTACTCGTAGTTACTTGCTTCAAGGTAAAAAAGTAAGAATTCCTAGTTCGTATACTCCTCGAGAATATACTGAGGATGGAATTGCAAAATATGACAACTATTGGGATGGTACTTTTAAGAAAAATCCAGATACAGGGAAACATTTACTATATTATACAGATAATCCTGCTTGGGTTTTTTACGATATACTAACCAATGATCGCTATGGCGTTGGAAAATGGATTGATAAAGATATTATAAATAAGTTTTCACTTTACAGAATATCAAAGTATTGTGATGAACTTGTAGATGATGGTAAAAAATACTCAGGAGGAAGTAGTCTAACCGTAGGAAATACCTATAAAATTAAAGAAATAGGTACAACCGACTGGACAGTGGTGGGGGCCGCAAGTAATACTGTCGGAGTCACTTTTATAGCAACCGGTACTACTGTAACTGGGACAGGAATAGCTTTTGGACAAGAGCCCCGTTTTCGTGCAAATTTATTTTTTACAAGGCCTACTGAAGTATATAAAGTACTTAAAGATATGGGCACTGTTTTTCTTGGAATTCTTTACTGGCTTGATGGAAAAATTACTCCAGTACAGGATGTACCAGGAGAGCCAATTTATACATTTTCAAAATCAAATGTTATTAATGGCATTTTTAACTATGAAAGTAGCGGTAGACAAACTCGCGCAAATCAAGTTGTCGTAACTTGGAATGATCCAAAGGTAAATTATGAGCAAGTTCCTCTTATAGTAGAAGATAGAAATGATATAGTTGCACAAGGAAGAATTATATCGGAGCAAGCAGTTGCTATGGGAGCTACATCAGAAGGACAAGCTCTTCGATATGGGCGATGGAAACTCTGGACTGCTCAAAACCAAACAGAAATTATATCTTTTCAAACAGGACTTCAAGGAGCCTATCTACGTCCGGGAGACATAATTAATGTTCAAGATAGAGACCGTTATGGAGTCGACTTTAGTGGTCTTGTAAAATCTTTTGACTCAAATACGGGCGCAGTAACTTTCGATAGAGCTGTTACAAGTCTTTCAAATGCTTCCACTTGGGAGCTAAACACAGTTGTAACTAACTTTGCAGCTTTTTATACTGGCGTAGACCCTATTCATATAGAAAATTCTACGGGACATAAAGTATATGCTCCCGGAAGTGGAATTACAACTTTTAATAAAGGAGATAGATTTACTTCAATTTTTTGGTATCCCGATGCTGATG